TGTAATCACATTGCTCAGATCTTCACGAATACCCTTTGCAGAGTAGGTCGTAAAGGTATTGGTCACGATAGCCATTTTTTCACCTCAATAGAAGTTCAATTGCGGAAGCCGCGTCATCGACGCGACCGGTTTTTGCAAGACGCTGTTTTGCGCGAACTGCATCGCTCATCTGTGAAACCCTCCCCGCTGCACCAGGCTTGGCAGGTTTGGGTCCGTTGTTGGTCACAGGCTTGATGCCCTGGCGCTTGGCCTGCATCTGGTCATAGAGCGCCGCTTTACGCAGCGCCAAAACCACCCGGTGGTCGTAAATGTTGCCAAGCTCTTGCGGTGTAAATCCCATCTTCTGACCAAACTCGATCAGCATGGCCTTTTCTGCCTTGGCCTTGGCAGGATCTTTCCATGTCGGGATCGCCTCGAGCAGCGCCTGTGACTCCTTCGCCTTATGGATCTGGAGCTTTTGCATCTGCTCTTGCTGCGAGATCTCGGCCAGCCGCTGCTGTTCGGCCTGAATAGCCGCAGCCTTTTCCCGGTTCTCTCGCATTACCTCACGCTGACGCACATACTCGATGGGGTCTTCTTGATAAAGACGATCCCAATCGATCTGCGGTTCAGCAGCCGCCTTCACTTGCTCACTTAAAGCGCCCAACAATTGAGCATATTGCTCGCGCTCGGCCCGAATTGCAGTCAATTGAGCCTCGGTCTGCTTTCGCATCTCCGCGACCTGCTGCGTCTTTCGGGTGTAGTCTTGAGTCCTTGAATAGCCCTTCTGGAGTTCGTCCAAAGTAACCTCAACATCCTTGCCATCAACCTTGATGGTGAACGTCGAGGGCTTCTCTTCCTCCTGGGTGTCTTCTTCCGACTCCGACTGTTCATCTGTCAACTCATCAGAAAGCTCGTCTGCACCGCTTTCAGATTCATCATCAGATGCCGCAACCACCTCCTCCTCGGATGGTAGTTCTTGCGTCTCGCCGCCGTCCTGTTGTCCCTCTTGAGGCAGTATTGCTGCGAGTGCTTGGACCGCTTGGTCCATATTTAGGGGGCCAGATGGCGCACTTGCCTGTGGCGTAGGTGCATTCATTGGTCAAATTCCTTTACTTATTTTGTACACGCTCAATGGCGCGTTGCGCCACCTTGCCGTTATCGATCACCTTTGTAAGCTCAGTCTTCAAATTCTCAATCGCCCTAAGCATCGCCCAGCACTGTTCGCGCTTTGCCGTCTCCTCTGCTCGCGTTGACTTGAACACCCAAAGCTGATCGTTCTCCAACTTCGTCAATGCAGCAACCAAAGTCTCGTCCTCCAGTACCTGCTGCGCCTTCCTTCCTTTCCTTACCGCTTCTTCATCACTCATTGAGCCATTCCATTAAGGTTGATGGGTACAGGCATTTGAGGTGCCTGCGCTGCCTGCATCGCAGACTGCACCATCGCAGTCTGCTGACGCATTGCCTCACGGTCCAGATTCTGCACCGCCGCCAACTCGGCGTTGCTGATCTGGGTGCCATACTTTAATTCCAACTCGTATTTTTTCAAGAGGTAGTCCTGCGCCATCTGATCTCGACGGAAATCATCGTCACGCATCATCTTCTGGCGCTGTAGCTCCAACTCTGCCGCCTTCTTCTGAATATCTGCCTGGATCGATTCGGCTTGCACCTGCGCCAGCACCTCCTCTGGAGTCGGCTTAGGCGGCGCCTGCGGCACCTGAAAGTCAGGCGGCAGCATCTGGAAATACTGCGACGCATCCTTCATCCCAGACAACTCGACAACCTTTTGCAGCGTGCGCGTATACATCGCAGGCGTCACAACCTGATTGCTAAAACCAAACTGAGCAATCATCTGCTCCTGCTTCTGCAAGATCATCATCAGAGCCTGCAACCTCTCATTCGTATCACCGTTGCCCAGGCCAATGTTGACCGCGACATCCATCGAGGCATCCCACGCCCGAGGATCAATCGCAACCCACTGATTTCGCAGCCGCACCATGCGAGGCTTATCCTGATGCGTCGTCAGCAAGAACAAGATGCCCTTAAAGAGCTTCTTCATGCCCTCGGCCATGATCCGCGCAGTCAACTCCAACCGCGACTGCGATGCGCTGATCGTCGCCGCCACCGCCGCCTTGGTACTCGACTGCAAGGCATCAGCATTCAATCCCATCGCGGCCTTGCTCATGCCAGTGCGGTCCTCCTTGACCTGATCCATGTACTCAAGCATCGAATACCCAGCCTGGCCCACGAAGGGCTGCGCCAGAGGCTGAACCATCCCGGGCGCGCGCATCCGAATAACAGCACCCGTCTCGTTGTTCAGAACATCGTCAATGTTGACCTGCCCCTCGACCACCGCAGTGCGGGGGTGGATCGACTGAGCCAGAGAATCCAGCGTATTCCTCAAAACCTGCGACTTGATTTCCTGGATGTCGTGCGTGATGTCAAACACGCTCATCGCCTCAATGGGCGATGTGTGCGGCTCAGGGTCAAACGGGAAATCAACAAAAGGAATATATGACGCCGGCAGGTTTCGCACCATCTTGTAGCCAGACCCCATGCAGCAGATCTTGCGTAACTCGGGCAACCCGTCACCGTCATAGTCAACTCGCAGATACGCCTCGACGTAGAGCAGGCTGCGCTGCATCGGGTTCATGGAGTCATTGGCGCCCAGACCAGTAGACAAAGGCTGACGCGCCAGATACTCGTCATTTGTCTCCAGATCGGTCGAAGACAGGTTCGGCTCGATCTCCTCGAGGTCGTAACCCATCTCGATCAACTTGCCCACCGTCAGCATCTGACGATGAGCAATGATCCCGGCATCCTCAAAAGAGCGTGCGCGGCGATCAATAATTAACTCCTCGGGCGGCACCGCCATGATCCGAATGCGGCCATCACGGTTGATTCGCTTGATCTGCACATCGTGCAGCATCGGAGGGGGCGGCGCCTCGACGCCGGCCATCGCAGCTTGCTGCTGCACCATCGCCAACTGCTCCTGCGAGATCGCAGGGTCAGGATACGACATCACAATCGTGACCTGCGCATCCTCCTGCATCAAGACCTGCACAGTTTGGTCATCCAGACCCGAGTAGTCCTCAATCCTGACGTCCTCAGTCTCCTCCCACCAGTACTTTGCAATCCCGCACTTCCTGACCAACGCATCCTTGAAGATCGCGTAGGACTGCATAAACCCATTGTTGTCAGCAGAAAACACCAGATTGGCGTAGTCCGTAGCCTGCTGGGCATTGGCCTCGTCCTCCGGGCCGCGAGGTACAAACTCAACCACATTCTCGCTGGAGAAGAACACCTTCATCAGCGATGGCATCATGGCCGAAACCGTGTCGCGCACCTCCATCGCCACAACCTGCGAGCGTCCGTCCTCCTCATTGCCAAACGGATCACCGCGATAGTACTCAGTACCCTTGGCGCGTATAGGCGAGATATCCGAGTCAATGTAGGACACCGCGTCCTGCAACTCACCATTGACAATGGCCTCTAGCTCGGCATCGTCCATCGGCTCGGGCGCCGCAACGTCAACATTGAGGGGGAGATCGGTCATGTTCATGATTTCACCATTTCACTTTATTTGCCCAGTAAGCCGCAGACATCTTGCCCTTGGCAATGTTCTGCGCGTGCCTCGCCTTAAATGCCTCGTTGCGCTTTGACCCGTCAGGTGAACCACTGACACCTTGCTGGCCGAAACGAATGAGCTTGACCTGCTCACCAGACTTTGCCAGCACAGCATGACTCTTGGTCGGGTGGCTCGGCGTCTTCTTCGGTTTGTTGTACCCGCTAAAAGTCTCTGAGCCACGCTTAATAGTCATTGCTCCACCCCAAACCATTGATTTGCATACTGCGGCCTATTTTCCCGAATCCAAGGAACAGATGCCAGTGTCAGCTTCTCGCCGTCCATCCCCGTCGTGTCAGACCCGACATGGTGAACATATGACCTCGAGAGAAAATGCTTGTAACCCTTGGCACCCAAATCCTGACAATGAACATCGTCAGAGTACCAGTTCAGTGGTGGAAACTTGGACTGTCGCCATGCATCACGCGAGATGATCCCAAATATGGGCGAGATCACATCCATCGGCAAAATGCAAGACTCCCACGGGAAACGAAAGTAATTCATCGACTCGTCAAACGGGTTGCTGCGAACATTTTGCATCGGCCTGGCCGCGTCGCACCTCGAGCAGACCCAGCCAACCAGGTCACCATACTCATCCTCAACCATCCTGTAATCCTCAACCAGCATCTCAACGCTCGTCGGGGTCAGCACCACATCATCATTTGCCACGATGGCAAAGTCATGCCCATCAGCAAACACCGCATCAATGACCTCGTTGTAGTCATCGCCGAAATTCCTGGGCACGCCGCGCAGTTGTCTATACACCTCACGGCGCGGAGCATCAACAGGCGTCCTCAAGTACACCCTAGCCGTCGGCGCGTACTCGCGGCAGCTTGCCAGCATCACCGGCAGGCACCGCCCCTTCACGCTCGCAACAGCAATCGCCGCATTCATTACTTCTTCGCACCCTTGGCCGTCTTGGCGGCCAGCTTGAAAGATTTAGATGTCGGCGCACCGGGCGAGCCAGGCTTTCTCATCTTCTCGCCGCTGCCAGCCTTAATCCGCTCGCGCTTGGCGTGAATGTTTGCATACAGTCCTGCCGGCTTAGTCTTCATATTCCTCACCCTCCATCTGAGCATTAACCTGACCCTTGTACTCTTCCTCGCCCTCTTCCTCATCGCCCTCCTCGTCCTCGCCCTCCTCCTTGGCGACCCACGCCGAGCAGGTACGCGAGGCGGCGCACTTGAAGTCAAAGATCTCGCAGTACCCCAGATCGCCAGCCTCAATCGTCGCCCAAGGATCACCCTCCGGGCCTAAACCCTTGGCGATGCACTGGATCATCATCGGCTCACGATTGAAAGCCGCGCAGTTGCCGCAGCGCGACATCTTCGCTTCTTTCGGCGTTACATCCCACTGGCTCGCCATCTCACGCCAGTAACCCGTGTTCGGCAAATTCGGGTTCTCAGGACCGTAATTGGCCGCATCAATCGCCTTGCCACGGTTCTTCAGGTTCAGCGTAATATCCTGCGTCGCCATCGGGCAGGTGGTGCCCTCTTTTTCCATCTCAGCCATCATTTGCCTCTCTTTGCTGGTTTGCTCTTGCCGGCCTCGGATAACGCAATGGCGATGGCCTGCTTCGGATTCTTCACAACCGGCCCCTTCTTAGACCCGCTGTGCAGCTTGCCCGATTTGTACTCGCTGTACACCTTGCCAATCTTCTTCTCAGCCTTGGTCATCTTCATAGGGTTACTCCTTAATTTGCGTCATGCTACACGCGGAATATTTCGCCGTAAAGGTTGACTCCACTTGCTGCTCGCGCTCGAGCCATAAGCCCCGATCACCGCGTCACCCGCAAACGTCAAGCAAAACGCATCAGCGCGATCAGGCGATGCCAGGCCGCGCTTCCTGATCTCGTCCTTGCCCTCAATCTGTATCTTCCCGCTGCTGGTAAATGAGTACCTCACCGTCGCCAACTCGGCCACCAATAACTCATCCTTGGGCATCCAGCAATCCCTCGCCTCAAGCCACGCCTTGGCCTTGTGCCAGAGTTCAGCCTTCAGGTTCCTATACGTCGTGCCCATCGCAGGGGACTCCGCGACATTGATCCCGCGAGCAGGCAGATTAAGCTCCCTCAACCGATCCACCACGCCAGCGCCCAACCCAATACTGTCCACCAGGATCTCTCTTGGCCTCTGGCTCGGCATCAGAACCTCATACTCAGCCACCACGGCACCCGTGAGTTGCATCAGATCCAAATTCTTCCAAGTCTTTATTGGCTCCAGCACCGCATTACCCTGCCTCTTGCACAACGCGCTCCTGTCACTCCCAAAACGCGCCACATCCAATCCCCACACAATGGGCGCGTGCGCGCTCGGTGCAACATCTCGCGCCATCGCCATCTCAAGCAACTCCATCGGGATCACCGTGTCATCATCGCTCCTCGGGAATTCCCCTAGCACCCTGATCCTGTACGCATTGCTCTCCTCACCATAACGCGCCTTCATCTCATCAATGTAGGCAGCGCTCACCCGAGGCGAGTCCTCGCAGCTAACCCTCATCGTCACCCAGTCTTGTGAGAGACGGTTGTGCGTGTCAAAGAAGAACCCGCTAGATCTCACAGGGTTGCCCAGCAGCAACGTCACAGCGCTGTGCCCAGACATCGAGCCAGCCGCAGCCTCAAACACCTGCTCAGGAATACCACTGGCCTCGTCAGCCACCAGCATCACGTTGTCACTATGCACCCCTTGGAGCGCCTCGGGCTGCTCCGCTCTGCTTGTCCTGGCCGATATAAACCCCTCGTTGTTCGCGTCCTTCAGTTCAATCCTGTCCTGCTTAACCTCCAACTGATCCTGCAACGCCTGCGGCAACACCTTTACCCACCTCTTGACCTCCGCAAACAAGGCATCGTAAAGCTGGCTGCTCGTCGGTGCCGTCACGACAATCTTCACCGGGAACCGCAGGAACAGATACCACAGCATGGCCCACGCGGCAGCAGTTGACTTGCCAACACCGTGGCCGCTACGAACACTGATCCTCCTATTGCTCGCCGCAATGTGATTGAGAAACTCTATCTGCCACGGGTCAGGCGCAGTATTAAGCACCTCCCTGACAAACAGAACCGGGTTCTTGCGATACCGTTTGACGAACTCGACAAACGGGTTCTGGTGAATCGGAACTTCTAAATTTTTTTTGGCGGGCACGGTTTAACGTGATGGGGGATAGGGGGGGGTGGGTACTCGCCGATGCCAGCTTTACGGGATCGCCTGCCCCGGCTAGCACGGGATAGCCGGCAGCAGCTTTCGCCACGACGGGATTATGGGGCAGATTTTCGGGATTCGGTAGGTGTGGGGCGCCGCCGCCAGCCGCCCCCTCCGCCGCGCCGCCCGGGGGGGGGTCGCCGCGCTGGCCGCTGGCCGAGGCGGCTGCCCCGCGCTGGCCTGGCCGCTCGAGCGCCGCGCTGTGGATAACTTCGCGCATCTGCGCGTCCTGTGGATTGCGCGTAAGTCGTTGATTTCATTCATTACTTACGCGAGACTTACGAAAATCATTACGCACGATATCCATTATGTTAAGTCGTAACGTGCGCCAGACCCCTGTTTTGCTGCTTTATTGAGCAGCACAATGCGCGAAACGTCAATTTGTGGACAACTTGGGCGTCACATCTGTGGATAAGTCCTCGACCACCTCGGCGTGCCGCAGCGCGTTCAGGCGCAGGTCTTGGATGTTCAGCGTGATCTGAGGCCCGTTTTGCGTGCCATACGTCTTGCGATCCCAGCGCTCGGCCATCCACTGGCGCGTGCGAATGCGGTGCAGAGGCCGCGCCGGGTTCGCCTCGTCGATCGCGTCCGCGATCTTCACCGTCTCGCAGGCCATTAAATCGGCTGCGTACATGCGCGCGCGCGTTATTCTAGGCTCTAACTCGTTTTCCTCGATCCAGATGTCCAGTGCGCGTTTGCTGACCCCGAGGTCGATGCAAATGTCCGCGACCGATTTCCCGGCCTCGAACATGGCGAGGATCATGTCTTCTGGCAGCTTGTTGAGAACCTGCACATCAGACCACTTCTTCGGCGTTCCCGGCATCAATCGCCCCTCCTAGCCCTTTTCATCGCCCCGAGCACCCTACCCTTCAGGTCGCTGCAAAATCGCCTCAAACGCTCGATAAAGCCCTTCATGGTCACTTCTCCTTCGCCGACTTCGGCAGTTTGAACATTTTAGGGAACTTGGGTGGCTCATCAAGGTCTATGTCATTTTCCAGATCCTCGAACCCTGATGCCCCCCCGAGGCCCACTGCTTCGCCACCGGCCTTCTTGCCCTCGCCTGCGCTGTTGCAGAATCCTTTTGCCGAATCTGCCGAATGCGCTGCCGAATCCTGCTGCACCGCAGCAACGAATCCGCGAACTGGCAGTTGCGCCTTCAGGTCTGCCATTGCCTGACCGATCCCGGTCTTGAGCAGTTCTGCGACCTCGCTGACCGTCCAGACCTGCACCACATCCTTTCGGATCGCCAGGTACTGATTCGCGTCCCGCTCATCTTTGACGATGACCATGATCCCCAGATCGGTATCGGCTTCGATTGCCCTGACCTGACCGGCCTGGTTGATCGGCTCGATGCCTTCGGCCTGCGCCCAGTTGCTCATCGCCTTGAAGGCTCGGATCATCCCATCGCAGGCCGCGATGAACTTGACCGCATCCTGACTGGCTTGCGCCGACCAGATCCTCTCCGACTGCGCGTAAAACTTCACCCGAAATTCAGTAGGAACTAAAGTAATCACCCTCCCGATACCCCAAATCTGCTCATGCTCGACCTGCGCGAGATCGACCTCAACGATCTTCGCACGCTGCAACCGCGAGAACTCTGTCTCTGGATATTGAACCGCCAGCGCAACCGGAATCTGCCCTGACCTCCTGACTGCTCCCCTCTTCTTCACCGACATATTTTAATCCTCTACGTTAGTGTCTACTGACTTATATAGACAGATCGGTTTGGGACAGGACAAATCGGCACAGGTATACCCTTGTGCCGATTTGTCCCCTCTTTTTCCGTGGGACAAATCGCGCCCATTTGTCCCCCATTTGTCCCGATTTGTCCCCAACTAGAAATTCTCACTTCTATCACGGCTTTGATCCTCAATCCAGACATTTTCACCCTCTATGCAGACCCATGACGGCAGCTTCTCGGCGTCCCTGACCCTGCTCCAAGCCTTCTTAAAGGATGACTCTCCCACATCGTCAGTGCCTAATTTTTGAGCAAAAGCAGCCCTCCAATCCTCCAACCTGACCACCTTTCTAGTCCCCACCGACACCTTCCAATGGAAACCTTTAGCATTAACGGCATCCTTCAAGGCGTCAATCGCCAGCCTCTGGTTATGCCCCTTTCCAGACCGATTGAGGTTCGATTTCCTCGCCTCATCTGCCTTATTTTTCAGCACCTCATCGCTCGGACTGACGGCCAGCGACTTGCGCGGTTCATCAAGACTAAGGCTTCCCTCGCGGCCCTGATCGATCTCGACCTCGACCATTTCAAAGCCAAAGCGCAGCCCATCCTCGCCATCCTTTTGCTTGCTGACCGTCAAAACGCCGCGCGGTTGATCCTCAAAGCGCAGCAGTTCAAGCTCCGTATCAACTGCGCCGAGCAGCGAAGAGTGACCCCGCAGACCCTTCGCGGCGTCCTTTCCGCTGTGATGGATGACCATCAGCGCGGCCTTAAACTCGTCTTGGAGGTGTCCGCAGGAGGTGATGAATGCACCCATATCCTCGCTCGAGTTCTCGTTGCCGCCGCCGAATGCGCGAGCCAGCGTATCGATGACTATCAATTCCACCTTGACGCCAACCGCAAGGATCAACTCCCTTACGGCATACACCAGGCGCGAAAAGTCTTCCTCGCTGGATCTGAGATTGATCTGATGACGCAAGAAATAGATCGGTGTTCCTGCCTCAATCTGGTGGTGGATGCGGCAGGCTTTGATCCTTGCCCCTATGCCGCCGTGGCCTTCGCCTGCGATGTAGATGACGGCACCCTTGTCGGTTGTCTTTGCCTCGAGGCCGAACCACTGGGCAGATCGGGCGATCGCAACCGCGAGATCCAAGGCGATGAAGCTCTTAAATGAACCCGGAGGCCCGTACAGCGCCACGAAACCTTTCCTCGGGATAACCCTATCGATAAGCCACTCGACCGGCTCATCGGTGATGTCGTCGAAGGCTTCGAGGCTGAGGGTTCTCTTCAGCGTCAAGCCGGACTCGGAAACCTCTGGTTCTCTGGTGGCGATCTGCGCTGCCGAGGTGACTGCTGACTCTGGCGGCGCTGCCTCTGGTGGCTTTTCCCGCAGGCGCTCCGGCATCTGGACCTCTGCCTCGCTGGTCAGTGGCGCCTGGCGCTTGACCAAATCGGCCAGGTCCTGCCGCGTCTTGCCTTGCTTGTAGATCCACTCGTAGGCATCGTCTCCCAGTTCATCGCCGCCCAGATCGATGACCCTGACTGACTTTGCGATCGGCAGGATCTTGGCTGCCGCCCTCTTAGCGTACTTCCAGCCTGGCGCGTCATTGTCTGGCAGGATCACGACATTGGCGCCGGCGAAGTATTGCGTGATCGATTCGGGCCAGTGCCCAGATCCAGCGTGCGAAGTAGTCGCCACGCTGCCCAGGCTGATGATCGCGTCTGCGGCCTTCTCGCCTTCCGTGAGATAGACAAACCTTCCCTTACTCACGGCATCGAGAAGCTCAGGCAAGCGATACGGCACGATCCGGGCGTCTCCCATCGTCGCGTGCCTTCTGCCTGCATCGTCCACCTTGATGAGCTTGTAGTCCTTGCCCTTGGAGTCTGTGGTGCGATATCTCTGCTTAATGAAGAGGACGACGCCTTCCTCATCGGTGTACGTCCATTCCTGCTCAAGCTGGCGGTTGACTGCTGGCGGCTGGATGCGTGAGAGAGGCTCAGGCCGATGCTCAAGCTCTGGCAGCAGACCTCGATCACGCATGACGGAGAACACGGTCTGCTGATCGCAGCCCCCGTGGCAGTGGAACAAGGGTTTACCGTCAGTGCCATCGCTGATTGACAGTGACGGGTTCTTGTCGCCGTTGCCCCGACCGTGGCCGGTAACTGGGCATGAGGCGAGCCATTGGCCGTTGACCTTCTTGGCGTTGCCGAGTGTTTTGGCTATTTCTTCAGCTTGCATTTGCAGCCTTCATTTTTCTGTTAAGAGTTTCCATGCTGTTGCGGCACACAGTGGGACTTGTCCATTACCAATGGCTTTAAGTCTGTCCACCCTAGCGGCCACCCCATGATCCACTCCGCAAACATCGGGTTCAGTGGTCCATCCATTACCATCGATAGCATGACTTGCTTGCCAGCTGCAATGCGCCTTGCTATCGCTGGCGTTGAGCGCGTACCTCGATTTCTGTTGTCGCTGCTTTGCGGCGTGGGCCACCAGCCAGAACCTGTCCCTTTGGTGCGGCGCTCCCACATCGGCAGCTCCCAGCACTGTCCACCGGCAGTCATACCTGAGCGCGGCCAGATCACCGAGGACTCGCCAAAGTCCTCGAGTAAGGAGGGCTGGGCTGTTCTCCACGAAGACGTAACGGGGTCGAACCTCGCCAACGATCCGCGCCATGTGGCTCCACATTCCTGATCGTTCTCCGTCAATTCCTGCGCCTTTGCCTGCAACGCTGATGTCTTGGCACGGAAAGCCGCCAGATACGACGTCAACAATTCCTCGCCACGGTCTTCCGTCAAAGGTTTGAACGTCATCCCAAATCGGGAAAGGCGGGAGAAGTCCGTCATTCTGTCGGGCGACAAGTACGCTAGCTGCGTAGGGTTCCCACTCGACTGCGCAGACCGTTCTCCATCCGAGCAGTTTCCCTCCGAGTATTCCTCCACCAGCGCCTGCGAAAAGAGCCAACTCATTCATTTGCTCGCTTTCAATTTATTGAGAGTCAAAAAAACCGGGACACGCGGCCCCGGTTCCTTCTGTTGCTACTGCTTAGAACATCTCATCATCATCCACCGCCGCCTGCGCTGGCGTCTTCGCCGCAGGCGCACGGGCGGGTGCTGGTGCTGGTGCTGGTGCTGGTGCTGGAGCAACATACTCCTCCTCGACTCCGCCATCAGCGTCCATCCCTGCTGGCCGAGCGATCCAATCGACCACCTCGAAGGCCGGGATGCGGGTTGTGCCCTTACCGATCTTCTCCATCTTTGATCCCTTGTACTCGACAACGGGCAGCAATGACTGATTAAGCGGCAGCGCTTTGCGCTCGTCCATGCACTTGAGGTACAAGGCTTCAAGGCCCATGTTTGGCCCGACACCGTTAGATGACCACTCGCAGGTTCCTAGTTGCTTGTTATAGAACTTCACGGAGAAACCACGCTTGTGATCTGGTGATGGTTGCGCACCTTTCTTGCCGACGCTTGCATCGGGTTGCCATTCGCGCACACCGACGCCCAGCAGGAGCCACCCTGTTTGCACATTGTCGAGGTCAAAGACGACCTTCTTGAGTTGGATCTCCTCCCCACTGGAGTTTGTCCATGCGTTTGCTGCGGGGCTAAATCGGATGTAGTTTCCGCTGCCACCGCCTGAAGATAGATTTAGCATTTTGCGTTTCGCTTTCTTGAGGTTAAGGTTCGCCCAGGACGGGCATTATTGACGCAGGCTTGCGTCCCTTGCAATGGTGGTCCCCGAGCTTTCCTTCTTGGTCAGCCCTTCAAGGATCTCCCTCTGCTCTTTATCCAGCAGCTTTTCCGCATCTGCTGGCGAAATGAAATCAGTTGTGTACAGCTTATCCACAGGCACACCTGCCTCAGTAAGTGCTTGCTTTGCCGACTCCTCGCTGACCCACTTGCGCGTAGCGCCCTTGGGTGCGAGTTGCCAGCCTGGCAGGATGCCGCCTTGCTCCATGCGTTCTTTGGCGTGCTTGCGAAGTGCGTCCACGAATGCCTCGACGATGGGTGCGCGGTCAAGCAGATCGCTTACCTGCTGATCTGACAGGCGCACCATGACCTGCTTGATCTCGTCCTTGCTCATGGTGGTGATGGCCGGCTCCTGCTGCGCCACAAGCTCAAAAGCAGCGGCCTGCGCTGGGCAGGTCAGCTTCGCGGGGCAGTACTGGCACGCCTTCTCTGATGGCTTAGGCTGCGTGGCTGGGTCTGTTGCGGCAATGATGGCCGGGATCAGCGTAGACTGCTCCCACTGCCTGAGTTCTTCCACCGTCATTGAGTGGATGCGAAGACCACCAGTGCGCGGTTGGTTGATCTGTAGCTCGACCTCGTTGATGTTGAGGTTGAACTTCTTGATGGCTCCCAGCGCGTAGATCTTTAGCTGATCCGAGTCCTCATCGACATATTGGGCGCCTGTCTTGAGGTCGAGGATGACGATGGTGCCTCTGTGCTTGGCGATGCCGATGGCGTCTGCGGTGCCCCTGAGCCTGACGGCCTCGCTCTCGCAGTAGCTGACCTGCTCCTCGACTCTGACGTTTCCACGGCCAGCAAAGCGCTCCAGATCCTTGATCGCCTCGACATGGCTCGCGGCCATCTCGCAGTGCCACTTTGCGAGCTTGACTCCTTCCACCGTGTCGCCTTCAGATTCAAATGGGTCAAGATCAAACTGATAGCACTCCTCCGCGAGCGCGTGAATGGCAGTGCCAGCTTGCGCCGCATCTCCTGATGGAGTTGGCGGTATGTCCTTGGACAGGAGTGCGCTGGCAGGGCACGCGATCCAGCGTGAGGCGGCAGAGGGGCGCAGTTCAAGCATTGCTGATCTCCCGGCTCCTGAATGCGTCGTCGATGAGTAGCTGATACGCGAGTGACCGCACCTCATCGCTCACGGCCCACCCGAGGTCTTCTCTGTCCTGAAGGCGTTTGAGAAATTCAGCTTTTTTCTGGTTGCTTTTTCTCTCGGCCTCGAGTTGCGTGCCGAGGAAGATGATGTGTTCGCGCAGGATGCTGCGCTCGTTTTCTTGCAGTGGTATATCAGTCATAGTCATTCTTTCTGTGTGGCCGTGGGCAATCTTCTGGAGGTATCACCACCGCCCAGACTGCTCGATGCCATCTGGCGCCTGTGATGCTGACCCAGCGGTCAATGTATGAGTCTGGCATTGAGCGCAGAATGCGCGAGAGATGCGTCTCATCGACTCGCGGCAGCAGCGCCATGATCTCCTGCACAGTCAACCCGTCGGGTGCTGCGCGTAGCAGGGTCCGCACATCCTTAATGCGGTTGGCGTTCACTTTGCCCTTAGCTGCCGGCATCTTTCGCGCTCCTTTATGGTGATGTCTGGGCTGATCTCAGCCACCGAGCAAAGGTGATCTCTGGGTTCTCGCGGCATCTGAGCCGATAGCCACATCGCCCCGATCATGACTGATGCGCTGATGATGACCATCACCACCAGGCTGGCGTAGTCTATGAGCTTCACGGCTGGCCCATCTCGCGTATGGCCTGCGCATTTGCTTGCAGCAGGCTGCGGTAAATGGGGTTCTCGCAGGCCATGGCGTTCTCGTCGAGCATTGCGGCGCAGGCTTCGCGCTCATCAGCAGCGACAAGGGCGGCGAAGCGCTTTAACTGATCTGCATCGCACCAAATCCCGTCGCAATCATTCCTAATCCCAGCCTCCCGCGCCATGCGGGTAATGTCATCTTTGGTCATGCTTACTCCTTGCGCTGTGGGAAGCAATGGCCGCACCGAGGGCAGTCGATGACAAGCTCCTGCTCGGCAGGAGTACCCACGCCGATGCGCCCGTCCGCATACTGCGTCAGCCTCCCATTGTTGAGCAATACCGGCTCCTGCTCTGGCTGCGCCAGCCTTCTTCGCAGCAGATCAGAAACGATCCATGCTCTCTGTATTTCGTCCTTGCTCGGCGCTTCCTTGACAGCTTGCAACGCCTCCAGTGCCTGCTCCATAATCTCTCGGTCAGTCATGGCTCAATGCCTCCTGCTGCTGCTTGACGATGTTGCTCGCGGTGCGCATACCACAGAGCCAGCCAGCAATGGCCCCCTGCTCTGCCGCACGCTCAATGATGGAGCGCAGGTCTGCCGAGGTGAGGACACCGAGCGCGCTGGAGCGCGGGGCCATCTCGGTGGCGATCTGCTCGACGATCTCCTTGAGTTGCTGCTGCACCATCAGATGACTCCAAAGAGCATACAGGTCAGCAGACCAACGGCGATGCTGCCGCTGATTGCGAGGATCACCTTATCGCACAGCGGCAGAGGCTCAACCTCCTCGTAGATGTGGCCTCGCTCGTAGGGGCCGAAGGCCTGTTCAAGTGTGCGCGGGTGGCGGCGGGTGGTGTTCATGGTGGGTCTCCTTGGTGGTGAAGCTAGGCTTACGCGACGGTGGCAATCCAGATGCCTTCATCGCATCGAACTAGGCCGAGGTTGAGCAGAGCGTACAAGGTGCGAATGCCTGCACCTTTGACGACACGACCGCCAAACCACTCGCCGTCTGGATAAATGCCAATCTTTTCGTTCTTTTCGCGCTGAGTGAGACCACCCAAGGCTTTTGCGTCAAGGGCAGGAATGATGGACTCGCCGCGTGCTTTCCGAGCAAGCATTGCTTCCAGCACTTGCTGTTGTGTTTTTGTAAGGGTCTTTGTGGTCATGTCGTTTCTCCCGTTTGGTTGCTGATGACTGCATCATACATGATTTGCTAATCTCGTCAACTCCCCTACACTTTACTCAACTATTCCGAGCAGGATAATCAACCGTGAGGCGCGGGTTTTTGAGTTTCTCACGCCTTAGCTGCGGCGTCTCCCCGCAGTTGCCATGCTTCGGGGCGGGGTTGTACCTCGCCCCCTTTTTGCCCTGCCATTTGACTGATAAGTCATGCTGGCCTTACAATTCTAGGCATGAATACCCTCGCCCAGCAAGCACTTTCTGACATCAAGGCCAAAGCTGCCGCTGCCGGCTTCAAGATGAGCGACGTCTGCCGCGTCGCGGAGATCGATCAGTCGCAGGTCAGCCGCTGGGCCAATGGCGTCACGGAGCCGCTTTACAGCGCCGTCAGGCGTCTGGAGCAGGCAACCGAGGCACTGGTAGCTGCTCGCATCAAAACGCTCTCACAGACGCTGGAAAAGGCCGAGCAGGCGTGAGAACCCTGGGCATCGACATCGGCCTCAATGGCGCCATCGCGGTGGTCGAGGGAGATCGCCTGATCGATGTCCACGATATGCCGACCTTCAGCATGGAGCGTAACGGCAAGAATAAGCGCATGGTCAACGCCGCAGAACTCGCACGCCTTATCAGGCAGGCTGCACCCGCGAGCGCGTACCTCGAGCGCCTCAATGCGATGCCAGGCCAAGGCGTGACCTCGATGTTCTCAATGGGGCAGAGCCTCGGTGTGGTGCTGGGAATCCTGGCGGCGCTGGACATTCCCACCACGACGATATCGCCGAGAACCTGGCAGAAGGCGCTCGATGTACCGCAGGGCAAGGATGGTTCGCGCTACCGCGCCGCCCAGCTTTTCCCGGCGCACGCTGCCCAGTTCGCTCGCGTCAAGGATGATGGGCGTTCAGATGCCGCGCTGATCGCGGCTTATGGGGCGAGGCAGCGTTAGCGTCCGAGAAGACCGCCATCAACGCTAAGGATGCGCAGCAGGTCTTCCTCGCCAGGGAACACAACGAAGTTGCTGGTTCCTTGACCTGCGCCGCGAGAGCCTTGGTCGAGGTAGCGGATGCCGGGGATGCCTGCTTGACGCAACTGCTCAACAATTTGAGGGTCTTTTAGATCAGCAAAACTTTGTGGAGAGAGATTGCGCATTCTCACTGGATCTGTGAGCCAGTCTTTTGCCTCAAACCTTCTTACTGGCGATAGCGGCGATCCTGGCCCCGTTAGAGCATTCTTCATTCTCTCAGCGATACTGTATTGCTCACTCAGCGGCTTATCCCAATCCAGCATCCTTGCAATCGCGGGATCAGGCAGGTCGATGGTGTAGAGGGCGCCACCGCCTTGCTCTTTGTATGCCTTAAAAAGATCGGCCAATTTTTCCTGGGGCAAACTTCTTGCCGAAATATTGGCGTTCTGCAATCTTTTTGCTAAGACTTCAGGAGGAGCGTCAGTTCTAACTTGCCTCATAAACTCACCACGCGCACCAGCGGAAAGATTCAGTCCTCTTTTTTCAGCCTCTGGAGATAGGTCAAATGCTTTATAGGAAAGAGTCTCCTGATAGCCTTTGGCAACAGCAGGCGACTCAGCCACATAGTGCCCATACCCGTAAGACTGCGCACCTTCACCTGATCCGATCTTCGTGGGGTCGAATCGCTGGAAGCGATATGGCGAACCGTGATACACAGTCGCGGCCCCCACCGGCAACCCCTTCGTGGCCTTCACTGCCGCCGCCGCCCCCCGGCCAATCGGCACAGCTTCCGGGCCCAGAGTCATCAGAGCCGCCTCTGCCTCCGGGCGCAGGCGGGTCGTCATGCCTTTGCCCTTGGTCAGAGGCTCGCCATAAGACAGGCGCTCCATCGTGGCTGGGATGCCGGTTTCAGCAAGCAGGCCACCGAGTCCTTGCATCTGCTGAGTCTGGCGCCGGTCGCGCATCCATTCGACGCCACCCGTTAAGGCGTCGGCCAGCAGACCAAGGATCGGGTTGCGGGGTGTGGGGCGTATGTAGTCGGCCATTTACTGTGCTGCTCCTGTAGCGCCAATTGCAGTACCGAATCCTAGTTGCTCTGCCTTTTGTCTCAGAGATCTTGCCAAAGGTTCAACGCGCATCGTGCTGGCTTTAGTCATCATCAATGCCGCAAGTTTGGGATCAAGCATCGCCTCAACAAGCAATTGCTGGATCTGCTGATCTGGCAGCCGATAAAGGAAGTCAAGCGGCCTAGTCATGGTGCGCAGTGTCGTATCGGTCGCCAGCGATTCGCTGAATACGCGACCGATCAGATTGCCCATGCTCATGTTTTTGAAGGTATCAGATCCCGGTGGCTTAACTCCTGGCGCAGTAGCCGCCATGCCGCGATTGATTTCATCTACGATGTTATCCAGCTTGCGCTGCGCTGCTGGAGACAACTCAGCGCCGATCTCTGCTGATCGCGTTGCCAGTTGTCGTCGCAGAGATCCTGCTGCGATGACCGGCTCTCCCGTCATCAGGTTAGGCTGACCAGTAGTTGCTCTGCGCTCAATGTCTTGCAGTATGCGCATCTGGTCAATGGGCTGAGACATCCTAGAGAATTTGTCCATGTATGCCCTGAACCCCGGCGCAGATGCTTCAATGACTGCATCAACCTCGCGCACAACATCAGACAATTGACCTTTTGCAAGACGCAAGCTCGGAACATCTTGGTTGTATTTGCCTTGCATTGCCGCTGACAAGTCCTTTCGGACTTCGTACAACTCCATTGGGGTGCGAGCCTTGGCAATCCGCGATGTAGCCCAATTCATTGCTGTTTCAACGTCTTGGCGAACTCCAGCAGGACTATTCCTGATGTTTTCGATAGCTCTGTCAACGGTCAATGCAATGCCAGATTGGAAAGTCTCTGGGCGTACCGTAACGGACTCAAATGCTTGCTGACGCATTGGAGCAGTGATCTCTGTACGCTTTGCTTCTGCCCTCTCAATTGATCCAGGCCGGCCAGACAGACGCCGATAAGCCTCAAGGATCGCCTGCTGGTTTGCAGACAACTGAGACGGGAAAGCGCCTGACTGATCCAATGCCCTAATGGCAGTCTCGGCGGCGGCAAGACCTGGATCTTGAGCGGCAGCAGCAGTCGTTGGCCTGACACCAGGAACTAGCGGCTCTGCGGCAGCAAGGCGTGCTGCTGTGGCTTGCGGTGTCGTTGCAAGACGGTTCAGCACATTGCCGACGATGATCTCGCGGCCCGTCTCTGTGAAAGGTTTAATCATCGCTCCAGGCGCCTCAAGTGCGCGAGCAGTTAAAGGCAATCGAGGACCGCCTGGCGCCATCATGCCAGCAGCCATTGCGCCGCCAATCTGCGCAAGAGGGCTTGCCTCTGACTCCCTCAAGGCACCACCAGCGCCGCCGGCCATGCTTGCGCCTACAACTTGTTGAGACGGATACCGCGACAATGCTTGCATAACCTGCGCAGAGATTGGAGCAGCAGGCCCCATAACAGGCACACCCTGCATCCCTGCACCGCGTAAGATGTTCTCAGAAATCACGCCAGCACCGCGAGCAGAGCCGGCTGCTGATGTTCCAGCCCTGACCACATCTTGCATGACGCGCTCAGTAGGTGTCGCTGGCTCAGGCAGCCCCATCCTAGTCATCGCGCCTTCAATTGCTTGACTTGGTGTGCTGATATTAGTTCCAGCGGCACGATTAAATAGCGTGATTAAAGGATCTCCAATCATGGTGCCAAGTCCAACACCGAGAGCGCCTACTGCCGCTCCAGGAGGCCCAGCCACAGCACCACCGCCAAGAGCGCCTATGGCTACAGGGCCAACCGCTCTAGCGGTAAGGCCAAGCTGGCGCAGCAACGTATCACCAATAGGAATCGATTGCTTGTCCCCTACCATGGAAAGATTAAGGGCAGATTCAAGCGCCTGGACTAAATCGGCAGGCAATGCACTTAGTGGGACAGGCTGACCTGATGCCGCATCGCGCAAATTCTCTGGCAAGTCATCCATCGGAACCGCCATGCCTGAGCGCAAAGATGTTGCCATTATTTGTACTCCCATCGATTGTTACGGAAGACAATGTTTCTGCCATTTTTATCTTTAGAAGTGTCGCCCTCTTTCGGCGCTGCTGACGGTGGAGGTGGCGTATACGGTTGATATGCACGCCCTGCTGATGTACGCATCGCCTCTGTTGCCACTCTACGCGCTTCGGCTTTTTGAGCGACAACTGCCGCAGAGTCTCCAACTTGAGGGAAATAAGTGATGTATTCCTGATCCATCTCATCTTTCCCAATAACTGCGCCAGATTCCTTACGGAGCTTGGCACGAATCCAATCATCTGCCGCTTGTTTATATTGTTGCTGCTCAGGTGATTGCACAATTCTTTGACCTACTCCACCAACAAATGGAATTGTTCCAACAGCACTAGAGGCAATACCTGCTCGAGCAGATTCTGGCAATGTGGAAATAATTCCTCCTGCTCTTTCCATTCTCAGCGCAAACCCTGCTGCGTTGAGTTCTCCCTCTGTAGCTTTGCCTCCACTAACACCCATGAGTGGCTTGCCGGTGGCGTCAGTAATCGGGATGATTGGAGCGCCAGGGCGTTTTGGAACGTACACAATGCCTTGAGCAGTATCGACGCGCTCATAAGCATTACGGGCGAACTCTGCTTCGCTAATACCAAGTCGGCGGCGCTCCATATCAAGGCGCTGCTTTTCAATGTCAAGTCTTGCTTGATCAACAGGCGATATGCCAGTGCCGAATGTTGTGCCAGGTGCCACAGTAGCTTTGTCAATTGCAACTACGCGGCCATCTACCGTTTCCAGTACAAGATCACGTTTTGGACCAAATCCTTCCAGCGGCTTGATGGTGCTGTCATCGTAACGCTGCACCAAAATTTGATTGCCAGAATTCTTGTCCGTCACAATCAAAGGCTCGCCAATCGGCTTAACCTTAACGGCTGGCTCAAAATCTTTAGGAAGTGGGATAAAGCCTCCAGTTTTGGTGCGTTGAATCCATCCCGTTGCCGTCTGAATTGGTTCTCCAACAACTTCCTGGCGAGTCGGCGCAAGATTCTCAGCAATGTCCATGAAACGCTTTGCATCTTCACCTTTGCCACTTGCCGCATACACATCAGCAATCTGGCGGTACTGACTCGCCTTGAGTTCGTTTTCGCTCATCGCTGGCGCTGCTGGCCGAGGTTTACCAATCATCGCGGCCCGAGCAACAGTCGGCCCTGCGGCCATGCCTGGAGCAGCCAGCGCCTCGCCAGCCGTAATCTCTCCACCAGCAGAGGCAGGAGCAGATCCACCCGTTAACAACTTAGCGATGTTTGCCTGCAAATCCCGCGAACGCTTGGCCTCCTCGAGCTTCTGCCGCGTCAGCATCTGCGTCAAGGCAGACTGCTGCGCCCTCTCTGCGCCCGTTTGCCCTGCCTCGAGCGCAGACCCAAGCGCTTGGCCCAGGCTGACTCTGCGAGTTGATGGGCCACCTGCTTGCAGCAACGCCGCTGCTGCCGCGAGCAACCCGCGCTGATTGATTGCAGCGCGTTGCTGCGGTGTCATCAGGTCTTCAAGCTCATTGCCGCCGAATAGCGACCCGAGCAATCCTTCAATAGATTGACTTCTCCTCGCGGCAGGTGCGGCAGGTGCAGCAGGTGCAGCATCTGGAACGAGCAGACCTGCAATAGAAGGCTGCACAGATCTTTGCGCTGGTGCGACGACAGGTGCGCTAACCGCTTCAGCAACAGGAGCGGCAACAGGAGCGACTTCAGGCGCCGCCTCGGCAGAACTAAAGACTTGAGGTGCAGCGGCAGGGTACCTGATCCCAAGACCTTGCAATGCTCGCGGAAGCCTCACTTTTTCACTTGCAGCTTCAAATTCTTTATCAACTGCCGCCTTTTGATTTTCATCTAAAGCATAGTAAAACGGATTGTTGAATTTTCGTTGCGCAATAGCATCTTTATCTTCCCCGCCGGTGATGTTTTTTAGATCTGGCCTGTTCGCCATCAAAATCCTAGCGGCCTGATTTTCAAGCAGTTCAGCCTGGCTGCGCTGGCTGGCTGCTCTTGAGCTTAGTGGGTCCGTCGTGTCAGCGCGTACCTGCGCGGCTTCTTGAAGTATTCTGCGAATTGAGTTCTGAACATCATCTGGCAAACCTTCCAGAATTGGTTCATTGAACGAATAATCAAATGCCGTTGCCATATCAACTCCTTAGCCAAGCAGGCCCAGCAAACCGCCAATGCCTGCGCCCCATCCAGCACCCACGCCTTCGATTCCTTTTCCGATCTGCGATCCAGCCAATGCACCGCCAAGGATGCTAGACCCGGTGTTGCGGTACAAAGGAGATGTTTGCGTCATCCCGAGGTTTGGAAGCTGGCCGCTCAATGCACCCTGCGAGATGCCGAGGCGCTCGAGGCCAATGTTGCGCAGAGCATCCATCTGCTGCTGCTGCAACTGCTGACGGGCACCGCCCAACCCGATCACATCCATCGCCCCCTGGCGGCCAATCTGCCGAGCCTGCTGCGCCAGTTGCGCCGCCTGTCCAAAGCCTTGCTGGCGCAGCAGTGCGCTAGTGCGAGCGGCTTGCTGCAACGCGGCCTCGTTGGTGAGCGACTGCGCCACGCCCTGCCGGCTCCCGCCAAAGGCCCGAGCCGCCGTGGCGCGTTGCGCCTCTTGCGCTTGGGCCATCTGGCGCTGCTCCTCAATGTCTCGCAGGCTTTGCTGCACCACCTGCTGCTCATAAGGATTCTGAAAGGCGGCGATCTCCTCTGGCATGAACGGAGTCAATCCGAGGTTTGTAAGTTGCCGCTCGCCAGCCTCGTACAGTGGAGTAAAGCCAGCGAATTGCCGAGCAGGCAGCGCTGCCGCAACGCCTCTGGCCTGCTCCAGATTTGCAAGATAGGCTTCGCGGATCGCGGGGTCTATTTCTTGTCGAACTGTTTGCGTGTTATTGCCGCCACCAAACAAAAAATCCAATAGTGCCATTTTCCTACTCCTTATTTCCTACGCATTTTGATACTGGCTCGGCCTTCGTTCAAGGCTTGCAGCTTTTTCTGGCCAAGTTTCTTCGTGGTCGATTTATTGATGACGTACTCGCCGACCTGCAAGGCGCCATATCCTTCATCTGGTCCAGGCAAAGTGTCATCCATAAGCAACCCATTAGCAGTCACCATGCCGCCATCAGCCCAACCACCACCATCTCCACCGCCTTCTCCACCGCCACCAAAGCCACCGCCAGAATCTCCACCGCCACCAAAGCCACCGTCTGAACCGCCACCAGATTGAGCGCCACCTCCATCTGCTTCGCCGCCTGCGCTTACGCCACTTTCTCCACCATTAACGGCACCACTATCGGCACCCATTCCGACATCACCCATCGCGGCAACATCTGCGGCGGCAGCGGCATCAGCAGCAGCCTGTGCATCAGCGGCGGCTTGCGCATCTGCTGCGGCTTGAGCTTGTGCCATAGCTTGGGCTTGTGCCATAGCCTCTGCTTGGGCTTGAGCTTGTGCCATTGCCTCTGCTTGGGCTTGAGCCATAGCTTCAGCTTGTGCCATTGCCTCTGCTTGGGCTTGTGCTTGTGCCATTGCCTCTGCTTGCGCCATAGCTTGCTCTTGCGCCTGTACATCAGCCATTGCCTGCGCCTGTGCAGCGGCAGCAGCAGCGTCAGCCGCTACGGCAAGACCAGATTCATTTGCTATCGCATCAGCAATGGCCTGCGCCTCTGCCTCTCCAACAGCAGCATTTGACAGTCCTGCCAGAGCATCCATCGCGGCCTGATCGTTTGCTATCTGTGCTGCTTTAGCCTCCAATTCGCCAAGAGCAGTTATTCCAGACGATGTAAGACCTTTGCCAGCCAAGCCAGCCAAAAAGCCACCAGGCGCAAACCCACCAAGCAGGCCACCATAAGCAGACAACGCCAGACCTAGTGCAATGGCATCAGCAGGGTTCCCAGATACCCCACCAGAGGCGTCAAGATCACCACCGCCACCGCCAGTATCAAGAAGACCTGATCCTGCTCCAGCCGCTGCATTCGCAGCAGCCTGATTTCTGCGACGCTGATACAGGCCAGGGTCATAGCCACCAGCAAATCCTGCGTAGTAATCAGCCATTGCGCTCGGCGCTGCCTGCTGGCCCATGATCCTGCTATAGATGTCGCCTTCGCTAACGTAATAGGGTAGTCTTGTCGCCATCTTCAGCCTTCTTTCGTACTGACAATTTTACGCGCCATCACCGTTTTCCTGCCGCCACAGCTTCCATTCGCGGCACACCTACACGCCAATCTTCAAGCACCGCCCCGGTGTATCGGACCTTGACCTGGCGTCCAGAAAAACGCACATCGGTTGGCTGGCTCGCGGTGTACGGACCGAATGTCGTCTCAGTCGATGTCGGGTAATTCCTGACCTTAAAGGACACCTGCACTTCTCCCAGTGTCTGCTCGTCAGGCACCAATTGCAAGACCGACATCGTCTGATCGCCATTGCCCAACTCAATCGGGCCAGACTCGGCAAAAGGCGTCGCAGAGTCGTAGGCATACCCAACCTCATGCTCGTAGATGTACCCGTCGCTTGATACCATCAGCGGGTTGGTAAAGACTCCTCGATCCGTCCCCGCCGTCCGAGCCAGATCGCCAATCGACCAATGGCCTTCACGGTAGTTGTACACGACATAGGAATCGTTCTCAGTGGATTGGCTTGACGGGTAGAACCACCAGATCTCGCCATACTTGGAGTTATTCACAGCGTAGATCTTGCTCGCCTGCGAGACATTAAGATCTTGGAAGACAAAATCCGAGACATCGCACGGCAAAGGCTTGACATATCCGTCATAAATCCAGAACCCGGAAGTTGACATCCAGATCGCGGCAGTCTCAATGGCCGCGACTGACTGCGAAGAAATTACGCCACAGGCAGATCCAACCTTCTCAAAGCTGTACACATAAGGCAAACCAATATAGGTCGCTGTATGGACATCGACATCAGTGAAGAGGATGCTGATGCCTTTGACGCGCTTTCCGCACTTGAGATTTCCAACCGTCGCCAACTCAAAGTCACCGGCCTGATTCGTCGCGGTAGGCGTCCAGACGGTGTTGTTTTCCTGATCGCACCACTGCACCTTGCGAGGGTTGCCGCCAGCGCCCAGCGCGAACAAAAACCGCTCTGATGTGACAAGCAAAGCCTCGTTGCTGGTCGGCGCATTCGTAATGGCTGCGGCCAGAGTCGGAGTGGAAAAGCCAAGCTGCCACTCGTAGAGCTTGCCGTCGGCATTGGAGCAACCAACTAGGTACTCGCCCCATGTGTCCAGGGTCCAAGTCGTGGCCGGCGTGATGTTGGTCAGATCTGGCCTCGCAACTCCGTAGGAGTATGAGCCATAAGTGCTGTATCCGTAACCGATCTTGACAATGGCATCGGCATTGCCAGCCGTAAAGCCTGTTGGGGTAATGTCCTTGAGGGTGCCGCCCTCATTCATCGCGTACAGCTTTGAATGCGTACCCGCTCCAATCCAGCGATCCCCAGAGTTATCCCGCCAGTTGATAAAGCCTCTGCATTTGCCTGTCATCTGCGAGTTGCTGCGCTTGCGCCACCCGCCGACAGGTCGCATAGTTCCCTCGTACCAACGAACAAGGGAGGCGTCAAAATACCTACCAGCAGACTGATACTCGGTGCCGTTACGGTAGACGCCAGGCGGGATCTTCAGAGGAATGTAGGCCATGATTTCATGCCGATCTGTTAGAGACAAAAGTCACAGTCAGAATTATGGATGGAGTCGAAGGGATCGCTGGAGTTGATCCGCTCGCCGTGACTGCTGGGAACTGCTCCATCGACACACCAGAATCCGACACCCTCCACATCATCTCAAAGTAGTCGTCTTTTGCAAGCTCAAGATAGAAGTTCATCGCGGCAATCAATCGGCTGGCCGATCCAGTTGATTTTCGAGCCTTAATGCCAAATTGACTATTTGATGCCGTTACATCAGTTCCGTTCTTGCGAAACCAGATATTTATGTCCTGCACATCGTTTGTCGTGTTGATGAACTGCGCACTAAATTGGATGTTGTACAAGCCATCTTGAGCCACGACAACCTTCGACGGAAGATCGCCCGTCATCGCGGTAGAGATCACGGTCTGCGATGTGGATACTGTATATGTGCCAGTGCCGCCAGCAGTACCCGTTAACTGCGCGACGATCCTAGTGCCAGCCGTTACGCCAGTGCCGCTAATCTGCATTGACGGATAGATCGCGCCGGCAGAGACTGCCGAAACCGTCATTACCGTGGTGGCGATTGATGCAGTGAACGATGCGGTGCGCGATGAAACGCTGATGCCGTTTGAGTAGTCTGTTGTGTTGTATCGAAAATAGTACGCAACTGCGGTTGATCCGTCAGTCTGGTCTGTGTCGTCTTGGAAGGCGCCGTAAGGAGTATTCAGATACTTGCCGCCACGCGGCCCGAAAACCGTCGCCAGCGCGTTAATCAGCTTAATAAAGAATGTCCTCATCGATCCGTTGCTCTGATCGAGATAGGCTCTGTCATACAGAGTCGGCGCCGATCCGATACTCGGAGGCGCCGGCGTCTGTATCTGCTGATTGAGGTTTGTCGCCATGCCTATGCCAAGTGTTTGCTCTCAGCCTCAATGCCATCAAGACGCCGCATCCAGCCCTTGCCAAATGTGGCGAAGGTTGAAAGACTCTTGTAGTGGGCCTCGCGCAGATGACAGAAGTCCGCGATGATTGCAACGGGTTCCTTGCTCGCAACCGCAGCCATTGTTGCTGGGCCGATCTTGCCGTCTGCTGTTACTCCAACAGCTTGCTGTAGAAATTTACTAGCCCGACCAACGCCAGCATTGACGGCACAATCAAACACGCACAGATCAACACCAGAAGGAAGGTCATCCCCGCGAACAGCGTCCCAGTAACGCTGCTTGTACAGCGGAGAAACCATCTCAATGGTGAGCGCTCGCATGTCGGCTTCGGTAGCAGGTTTTCCACTCCAATCCTCCCAGACTCTTTTTGTCACACCAAGATTGGTCATACCGCCAGGATCAGCAGGATGATTGACGTAGCCTCCCTCCCACTTGAGGATGTGCTTGAGTGCTTCTTGCCAATTTTCTTTCATGTTATTTCCCCACTGATTTAGAAAGCAGATCCGTCTTAGCCTGCGAGCCAGCAGACGATCCAAAGTAGTAAGCAATGATGCCTGTCCATGCAGTGCCAAGAGATCCAAGCATCATCAGGATCGCAGGGTTGTTGCTATCGATCTGGTTAAAGAACATCATCACCATGATGCCAAAGAATCCAATCGTCACGGCAGCAGCCAGGATCGGCGGCATCATCGAGCGGGTAGTCGCCTGCATCTCCCTCGCGCTCTTGCGATCCTCAACAGAGAGCTTCTCGAAGTTCAGACCAAGTTCCTGCGCCTGCTTCGCCAACTCAATCTCTGCGAGTTTTACCTGCGCGATCTGGTCAGCCGTGAGCTTGTTGTTTGCAATCAGGTCACCGACCTTGCCCTCATCGACTCCAATGGCCTTGGAGATCGCAGATACCGCCATGCCAGCCAGTGGGCCTCCCATCGCGGTAGCAATCGTCGGTGCAATTTGTTTCAGCCACTCCATATCTCAGCCTCCTCTTTTTGTCAGCATGGCGCTGGCGATCTCCAGCATGAACTTGGTCTGCTCGAGGTTCTTGGGTGGCTCGGCCCAGCCCACAGTAACCTGACCAACAAACCGATATGAGTCTGGCGGCACACTCACCCGGCAGGTGAAAGTAACACCCTTCTCCAAATACCAAAGACCAATCTCTGACTGAGCGTAGCGGTACTCACCGCAGGGGATCTCGTTGGTCATCAACTTCACCACATCGGCGTTGTTCGCAGCGTTGTGAGTAAACAGGCCAACATCAATGTCGTCTATGCTTTTGTCTCTGCCTTCTTTCGTGAAGGCGCGATACAAGGTGCGAGAGTTAAACAGCGGGTTGACCTTGAAGATCGCCACCACCGTGGCGCCTGTTTGCTTAAATAGCATCGTTGCAGCGTCTTCTGCCCTGTCTGTTCGTATCTCTGGCAGCTTCTTTGACTCCTTGTAGGCGTCACGAATGAACTCCTGACTCTCGTAGAGCGCATAACCCGCGAAGGCGATGACGGCCATCAGGATCACAGCAAACAGCTTGAACGGCGAGTCAACATACCCAAGAATCTTGTCTAGGGTTGTGTTCGCGTTCAGCTTGTCTGTCATGTCGCCTTCACCACCGCCCAGATGGTCACTGCAATAGCAAAGCCGCCAACCGCCAACCCGATCAGGATGGCGATGACCTCTTCAATCTCTGTCTGCCGCCTCTGGGCAGCTTCCTTCTTGCGCCGCGCTTCGTGGGCGGCATCAATGTCCATCTGCTTTGCCCTGGCCGTGATTCTGGCCCAGACGTCCATCTTGTTGCTCTGGAAGAAGAGCATCTTGATCTGCTCTTCAAACTCCCTTGCCGACTCCAGCGCCATCTCTAGCTCAAGCGCTTTGCCCAGTGATGATCCCTTGAATCCGCCAGCCTTGGCCTGTTTGACCACCTCGATGGCCTGCTCTTTAGCGTCGAAATACTTACCCAACACCGGCCCGAGCGAGGCCACATCGTCAACGGTCTTTGAGACTTTCTTGACAAGCTGAACTGCCGAGGAGATGGCAGCAAGAGCGGTTACTGGATCGATCATTTCTTTTCACGCCACTCAAGACAAAACACTTTCCTGTCGTAAACGTCACCCGTCCAGGCCCACCTCACGCATTCGTACTTCTTCTCTGGCGGCTGCTGCGTCTGCTGCAAGAGACTCGGTGCAATCTCTATAGGCTCGGCAGCGGCCTGCTCAATCATTTTGCAATCCAGATCGCCGCAAAGATAGTCCCGGCCATGCTCACCAGCATAACGCCAGCCGTCTTCATGAGGATGCCCTCAATGCGCTTGAGCCTGGCATTGATCTGCTCATACCTGATCGCGCATACCTCTTCATGCGTAGATAGGCGTGCATCAGTCGCGTCAACAGTAGACATCACCAGGGCACTCCTGCTGCGCTCACAGGATTCTTCTGCGAGGCAATGCTTGCGGCCAGCGCGGCCTCGGTGGCTGCTTTGTCCACGCCAGATGTCCAGCACCACCCAAGCACCTGATCTTGAGTCAGGGATGCGTAGGGCGTTGTCGGCTGGCCTTCTGACCATGAGCAGGTTGAATAGATGCTTGCGCTGTAGTCGCCGTCCACAGCAGTGGCAGTCCAGTGCGCGGTAGTGACAAAGCCGTCAGAGGTGCGGCGGTCTAGCTGAGAGATTGTCCAAGTGGTGGTCATGATTTACGCTCCTTTAAGGGTGGCAAGCTCGGCCTTCACCGAGTCAAGTTCTGATTTCAACTCCTGCAAAGCCTTCATCAGCGCATATTGCAGATCGGTCTGATAGATGCTCAGGCGCATCTTGGGGTTGTCTTCTGTGCCCCAGTTGCTTTCCATCACTAACTCAGGCGCAACTGCTTGAACGTCCTGCGCCACCACACCAAGCGTTAGGCCGGGGTCATTTTCAGACTGGTCGATGTAGTTGAAGGTCTGCACAGGGATAGCGCAGATGGTGTCGAGGTATGACTTGGCAGGAGCGAAGTTGGTCTTCTCGCGGCGGTCAGACAGGTTGACGTTGTTGCCGCTGTAGTTGGCAAGACCGCCATTGGAGCGTAATGCGGCGCGCTGAGTACTTGTACCTTGACAATACCAGAACTCATTTGCTGTTCCGTTTGAATCAGTACTGTGTAAAAACAGCGCACCAACAGGTGACGCATTTGTGTTGGTAAAAACGTGCGTGTAATTGGAAGCCGTGTTGTATGACTCGTGATATGTCGCTGTGCTTCCGGTATACGTCCCGTTATTACTCGCCTTAAAGTACCCCCCGCTGGTGATACGGGCGCGTTCGGTGCCGCTGATCTGAAAAACGACAGGGACATTCCCACCACTTGTAGAAGAATTTTGACTGCCGAAATAAACGGTGTCTCCGTCACTCAACATCCGAGCAGCAGCATTGTTTGTCAACGAACTTATTGCCCGGATAATTGGGCTGGATGTGCCGCCTGCATCTATAAGCGTGTTCGGGGTAACGCCAATGCCAAGTCTGCCGGAGGAGTCGAGGGTGGCAACCGTACTGCCATCAACATCAAAACTAATTTGAGAAGATGCGTATGCATTGTTTGGGTCGGCAGATACTTGCAAAACCCCGTTTGTGCTTGAGCGCAGCAAACCTTTGTTGAGTATCCCAATGCCCCCGCCATCCGTCACAACCTTTGCGCCTGAAAAATCGCTAGTCGTACCTACTTTCAGACCTGTGGAGGTCAGGCGCATTCTTTCGGCATCGCCGCTTCCTGCGTCCGTCAGTCTCCAAATAGAAGAACCACCTGTGGTGTTATTAGACCAAACCGAATCTGTTGAACTGTTGTAGATTCGCGTTTGTAGGTTGCCGCTTTGGCGCAAGTCCAAAAGACCGGAGGTCGAGGCAGTACCCACGTCAACAATCGAAAAACCAGCCTGCCCACTAGCCGTTTTACCCACGCCCAAATTCGTCCCATCAAACGTCAGCGCACTCCCCGTGGTCAGGACTTTGCTGCCGTTGAGGTAGGCCACGCCGTTGGCTGTGCCGCCGTTGTGGGTCACGGTGCTGGAGGTCGTCAGAGTGGTTGCCGCAACTGTCGATGGCGTTGTAGCCCCCACAGTGCCGTTAATGTTGAAGTTGGCGGCGGTGCCTGTGATGTTCGTTCCAACAAGGGCTGATGGAGTGCCCAAAGCAGGCGTCACCAGTGTCGGACTATTAGACAAAACATTGCTTCCCGTGCCGGTGCTGGTTCCTACACCCGTACCGCCCCTTGTCACCTTGAGAAGTGGACCTGCATCAAACAACGCGTCGATGGTGTCCAGATCAGCGTTGATCTTGCCGCCCCAGGTGTCCGTTGAGGCACCTACCTCGGGTTTGGTCAAAAGAAGGTTTGTCGTCGTGGTATCGGCCATATTTCACCTCATGCGGCAATTTGCCAGGTTTCGGAGTTTTCAGAAATCGGAGTCCAAGTCTCGGGAGTGTCGCTCTGCGCGGCCCAGCTTGTCGATGCATCAGAAACCGCAGTCCAGACCTCTGATGTGTCTGGGATGCTTGTCCATGTCTCTGGCGTGTCGGATTCTGGCGTCCATTTTAGGGTAGCAGACA